TAGCCGAGCGACAAGGGCGACCACAGCATCTCGCACATGAACTCCGCATAGCCCCATGTCTTCGTGACCCAATTGAAGATGAGGCACTTGTTGGGCGTGCCGTTGATGCTTCCCGAGCCCGGATAGATCATGATGTAGAGCGTGTTGACAGGATCGGTGACGGCGTAAACGCGCTCGATGTAGGACGTATCCAGATCGGCGAGCAGCGTCTTGTTGATCTGCTCGGCCCCGATCGGCGTCGATGGGCCAGAGCCGTCGGTGACGAACATGCCGTCGTCGGCCAGGAAGAACACCATGCGGCCGTACCCTGCGATTGAGTTCGGCGCTATGCAGCCCCGGTTGTCGACCACGTTGCGCTGGAAGATCGACGGCGTTCCGACATAGGTGAACCGCTGCACGGCGCGTTCCTGGAACACGATGCCGTACTCGTTGCCGCCCCATACGCCGGTCACGGCGCCGAACTCGGTTTCCATGTCCTGCTGGTCGCTTTGCGTCGCCTGGGCGATCGTCCAGTCTTCGGCATTGCCGGTAGCCGACCACTTCGCGCGCTGCGGCGCGCCAGTGATGTTCGCCATGACGACGAAGTTGCCGATCACGGTAACGTACTTTGCAACCGGAGGCGTGCCGCCGAGAGCCGAGAAGTTCGACGACGAGGCCAGCGTCCACTTCTGCGCCACGTCCACGCCATTGACGGCGATGACGAGCAAGCCGAACTGAGCAAACTTCCACTGGCCTTCAGCCGCCGTGGCATATGCGCCGCCAGCCAGGCGCGACACGTCGGCAAAAGAGACCGCCGTGAGCCGGTAGAGCTTGGTCGCGTCCCCGGCGAACGTGGTCACGTTGCCGGCCGTGTCTCGACCGGAAAACCCGCCCTGAGCGCGCGCCGTCAGCGCGTTCGAATAGGCCGACAGCGAGTTGATCGGCCCGAAGCTCTTGAGCTTCGGAACGACGTTCAAGACGTAGTTCGTCCCGGTGTTCTGGTACGCCGGCTGGTCAGGCAAATATGCGCCGAATGGAATAAGCATCAGAAGCTCGTTGACCTCACGCGCCTGGACGCCGAACGATGCGTCGTTTCCTCCTGCATCTGATCGTGGACGCCCTTGGCGAACTGCATCATCACGCCCGCCCTTTCCGTGTCACGCAGAACATGGCCGTAGATGTCCGCCTTGGCTCTGGATCGCACCATCTCCTCGGCGTCTGTCATCCACGCATTCGTATCGGTTGACGCGCTCAAGGTGGCGGGCCGAGCGACATAGGCGATCGTGATCGTGCGAACCGCGCTCGGAATCGGCCAAAAGCGCATTTGCTGGCGGTAGTAGCAAAAATCCGTCGGGTCGCCGGTGTGGCTGGTCGAGAGGTTGATCTCTTCCAGATACGAGAAGTCGCGGGCGATCAGGCGATAGATGTTCGACCCAACGGTAATGCGAACGGAATCGATCTCGGCGATGTTCGGCATGGCGGAAAAGTCGGACGACGAATACCACTCCTGCGACGCCACCGTCGAAAACGTCCCGATCGTCTCGTTGAAATAGAACCGCTCGCGCTCGTAGTGGCGGATCGAGGACTGGATCGCCTTCGATATCTGGCTCGTCAGATCGGTGCGGGCGAGTTCGTCCGCAATGCGATCCTGCATGGCTCCAAACGTGCTCATACCGCCATGACCTTCATCATCTCCGCGCGCTCGCGCATCCATGCGTCGGCGAATTCAACCGCCCTGCTGTCCTCAAACCACGGGCCTCCCGAAGAGAAGTGAATGCCGCGCATGATATCGCCGTCGGCATGATAAGCATTTGTCGTCGGGCTCGCACCCACCAGCCAGTTCCAATTCTCCGGCAGAGCGCCGATCAATGCATCGGGAAGCCATTGGAACCCGTGCAGCCAGGAACCATGCCGCGTATTGACCTCATCCGCCTTCAGCGCCGCGTTGGCCGGATGGCCGCAATTCCACAACACCAGGCTCGACCAGTTCTTACGCGTGTAGCGCGTCTGCATCTGACCGTCCATCTTGGTCGTCTCGGCCGGATGATGGTGGTGCTTGACACACATGACGGCGTACCGATCGTTAGCCATGTCGAACAGGTGGCCGACATCGGACAGGAACAGGAAATCGCCGTCGCAGAACATTGCCCATCCCTTGTATTCCATGATCTCCGGGACGAGGAACCGCGAAAAGCTGAAATCGGTCGAGAACGGCTTGCCGTCGATGTCGTCAAAGCGCTGGCCGTCGCGCACGGTAAACGTCCGGCGATAGAGCGGATGCGGCAGCTTGATGAACCGGCAATCGGCATCCCTCGACCGCCGCTCGATCGAGAACCGGCACACCTGCGCCGCCTCGTCTTCGCGCTCGTCGTAGCCGATGAAGACCTTGTTCATTCCGACACCATGATGGTATCGTTCGCGATCCTGGAATGAACGCGATAGCCCATCTTGGCGAGATAGTCCTCCGGCGCACCAAGATCGAACCGGGTATGGCGACCCTTCGACTCGACAGCCACAACAGGACGGTATTTGTCGATCGTGTTGAACGCGCCGTGCAGCGCCACGGTCTCGGCCCCCTCGACATCGAGATAGATCAGATCGCATCGGCCAAGCCCGAGATCGTCGATCTTGAGCGTTGGCACATCGCCCGCGCCGGAAACGAATATGCTGCCGCAATTGGCGGGCGTTCCGGCCAAGCCGACGGTCCCATGCTCGGCCCCGAGCGCGGCATTGAACTTGAAAACGTTCTGCTCGCTCACGTTGACCGACAGGCAATAAAAGTTCGTCATGTCGGGCTCGAAGGTGTAGACGCGATCGAAATGTTGCGAAAAATACTTCGGCCATGAACCGAAATTGCCGCCAGCTTGGACAACGACACCGCGATTCTTGACCAGCGGAAACACATGCTCGGACGCACCACTCAACTCGCTGAAGCAAACAGCCGAAGCGCCTGAATCACCGGCAGGCACAACAAACCCGTTATGCTCTCGCACCCATGGCGGATGTTTGCCGATCGGCGTGCTCTTCTTGAGATTGCCCGCGCCGGAGCCCTTGAGATGCAGGGCATAAGGATTGCCACGAGCATCCCCTGCCGTTGGCGCGTATTTATTCTGATCTAGTATCTTAACGCGCGCCCCATCCACGTTGACGATATCGCCCGGAACATGCTGAACGCCTAGAACAGCGGAAAGCACGATTTGGTCCCCCCACCATCCCCAGATGGCTGACGGCATTCCGCCGACAATGGCTTCGCATCGATTCCAAAACGGCTTGCTATCCGGCGCGGCGAATTTGAGGCCGGCGTTGTACGGCATCGCCTTCCATTGCTTGCGCCACGTTATGCCAGCGTCGAACGAACCATCGAAAACATCAGTTACGTCACGCAAGAATATGATGTCGGGATCGACGAACACGACATTGCGGCTGATCTGATCGCTCGCCACGCTCATATACTGCGATTCGGCGCAGACGCGGCCTATAGCCAGTTCGCTTCGATTCACCGGCCGCCCGATGCGGCACAGCCGGTCGATGTCATCAGCGCGCGGCGACAAAGAATCCGTCAATTGCACGATGCGAACCTCTGGAATGTGCATGCGCGCGGACTCAATCATGTTCTGGATCATCTCACGATATCCGGCGCTGCCAAAATCTACATAGAAAAACGCGACATCGATCACCCGACGCCTCCAATTACAAAAAGACCATTCAGCCCTTTTTGCATCGTCTTTATATCCCATCGATCCCAAAGACGCGGCAGCCACCATCGCTCATCCTGCTGAATGAGATGCGCGTTGCGGCCATCGGGCAAATGCTTGTTGGCGGCTCCGGTATGAATCATCGCCACCATGGCCTTTTGAGTAAGCGCCCGCATGTGGTCGAGCGTATCGTCCACGCATTCCGGCTCGACATGCTCCAGAACATCCATGCAAGCGATGAGATCGGCAGGGGCCGGATCGCCATCCTTCCCCAAAACCGCCGGGTCGTATTCGCGCATGTCAAACAGGCCGTAAATCGCCTGCGCCAGATCGCCCTTACCGCAACCGTAATCCAATATCGAAACGCACTCGAACCGGCGGGCGCAATCAACAACCATCGCCGCGCGCGACGCGCCGCCCCTGCCGTATTCATTCTTGGTCGCGTGCATCTGCCGATTGAGCTCGCGATAGGCGTCCGAAATTCTCATGCGACAAGGCTCTCAAGCCCGATGTTTTCCGTCTGCGCGCCGGCAAAGGCCGTCGTCCAGTCATTCTTCTCCTGCCGCGCCAGAACAACGGAGCGATACCATGGCATCGAACGGCCAGTCAGCCCATAGCGCCAAGCCGGCTGCGACGGCGTGAGGCATACGCACGGCACCCCGAGCGCACCGGCAAAATGCACCGCCGTCTGGCAGACCGAGATCACCTTGTCGCACGCCACGATCAGCGCCGCGAACTCATCCAAATCATCGATCGCAGCCGGCCAATGTGCGATGCCAAACTGCTTGGCGACCGCCCTGGCGCCCGCGCCATATTGCAGCGAAATGACCGTGCCGCTGACCTCGCGCACCAGTTTTTCGAACATCGCCAGCGGCGGGTTGCGAACGCGCTCATGTGTGCCCGGCGTGCCGCCGGTCCAGGCAATGCCGACCCATGGCGGCGGGCCGAGATATTCCATGCGGCGCGCATAGCCGGCAACCTTGACCGGATCAGCCTTGAGAAACGGCAAGCCGGGACATGCCGACGGATCGGAACGATACAGGCGCGGCAAGCTGCTCAAGCGATCCCATGCCGTGATGTCCGAACCATGCGCTTCCCAAAGCTCCTGATGCGTGCCGTAACACGGAATGTCAAAGGAGCGGCGAAACAGATCAAGCAATCGCGGCGCGCACTCAAAAACAACATTCTTGCCCTGCACGGCCAGCACATCTGGAATGCACGAGGCAAAAAGAATTTCATCGCCAAGCCCCTGCTCGGCATGGATCGCCAACAGCGGCGTTTTCTCGCCCTCCCAGCGCGGAGCGTCGCCGTAAAGCCGGACATGATAGCCAGGGATGCGGGCGCGCTCCTCGTATAGCGGCCAGCCGCGCCTCCAATTGCCGCTCTCAAGCGTGCATAGCGCGAGAGAATTGATCGCATGCACCCAATTCGGCTTGTATTGTAGGCTCTTCTCGGCAAGCTCGATGCCGCGCTTGGGATCGCCGGCATTGACGTAGGTGCCGGAATAGCCGGCATAGGCGATGCCGAGATTGTCCCGCACCAGCGAGCGCGCGTCGTCATCGCGCGCCGCCGCCAGGTTCTTGACCATAATCTCGATGGCGCGCTGATAGGCAAAGCGCGCCTCGTCGCGATGCTGCGCCGCTTTCAACGTCGTGCCGAGTTGCGACCAGACCTCGCCTAGCGCCGGGTTGACAGCGGTGGCTCGCATCAAGAGGCCGATGGCCGTGCCGTAATGGCCCTGCTGCGCGTAGATCGTGCCCAAGCCGTAAAGCGCATCGGCCTTCTCGGGAAAGTCCGCCGCCATCTTCTCCCATATGGCAATGGCTTGCTCGACGCGCCCGCCGTGCATCAGCATTTCAGCCTGAGACGCCAGCCTGTCGTAAATTTCCATGCAGTTTGGGGGAGAGTTGCCCCTCCCCCACCCTTCCTTAGATCGCGTTGCCGTCGGCAACGTACATGAAGCAGAAGTCGATCGAGATCGACTCCGACCACGACCCAACGCTACACGTCATGTACACGGTCGCCCCATCTTGCGCGTCAGTGTCGGAACGCGACACCTTGAACGGACACCCCTGCAACGAACGGAACACAACAGTCGCCGTCGCGGAAAGAGAGCCGGTGCCGAACGTGGCTTCACCTCCGCCGCCGCCGGTGATGCCGAGCTTATAGGCAAGCCCGCCAGCCGCCGCCGTCGTTCCCTTGACGTAGTAATCGATGATCGTCGCCTTGTTCGGAATCTTCCCGAGAAAGATGATATCCGACAAGGTATTGCCGCTCCGCGCGAGCGAGCCGATCAACAGGTTGATGCCGGTGTGACGCAAGCGAGGGGTTTGGTTGTAGGTCGTCGCGGTATAGGTTGCTACTGCCATGATACACCCCCCTTTATGGCGCTACGGCGCGAGTGGACATGACGATGGTGCCGAAATCGATGCTGTTGAACACCGATTTCTTCAGGCCCCAGATCATGCCCGCCTCGACGCCGAGCTGGTTCTTGTAGTCGAACAACTCTTCGGACCAACTCATCTCGCCATTGGCCGAATCCCTGCCGTGCGCCATGCACGCGGCTTGCGCGCCGCAAAGCACCGCGCGCCGCACGTTGGCCGTAATCGACGGTATGCGCGTCGATTCGTGCAGCACTACGCCATTATAATGCCCGAGCGCCCCGGTGAAGATGCCGTTGGACTCCTCGCCCTGGCCTCCACCTTCGACAAGCGCCTTCTGCGTCGTGTACCAGGTGATGCGCCCCGAAGTCGCGTCGGTACGGAGCGAATAGACCTGATGCGGATGCAGAAACATCACATACCACTGGCCGCCCTTGTAGTTGATCGGGCGGAGAACAGGCGATGCGATCTTTGCCGCGTTGACGACGCGATCGATAAAGGACAACTGAAAAACGTCCGTCGTCGAAAGCGACGCCTCCGTCGTGTGCGTGCCATCGGAGAACAAGTGCCGGCTGTTGCCCGATGTAGTCGTTGGCGCGGTCGTAGCGTTGTGACCAGTGCGCTTGGTGTCGGTCACGGTCGTGTTGCCGGCGATACTATTGAAAAAGCACTCGTCGATTCTGCCGGCCCACCAATCCTCAAGCCCCGATCTCGCCTCCTCGCGGATGCTGAACGGGATGCGCTGCTCGGTCATTTTTCCATTTGAACGAACGGCGTTCCGAAGCTGGTTGATGAGGATGTTGTCGGTGTAGGTCGTCAGCGCCTCTTCGCTGCCTTCCAGCGTGGCATCCCCTTCGACACCATCGCCGCTCAGTTGCATGCGAAGGCCGTAGGTGATGCGATCACCCGGTCCCTTCGACGCTTCCTTCTTGACGTAGATCAAGCTCCCGGTCGTCGAGCCCATGAACCGCGAGGCATATGTTTGCTTCAACGCCTCGCGCATGATCTTGCGCGACCAGAGCTTCACGGCAAGAGGATGGTTCACGCCATACTCTGTGGTAGCCATGATGGCTGCTCCGATTAATGTTGATCCGGTGCGCCACTACGCTGGCGCGCGGGATCGCCACTGCGCGGGCGATGAGCGATTCAGCCGGTTAACGTCCGGCCACGACGGGGGAGCCTCAGCGTCCGCCGGCTACCACGCGGTCCCAATATTTATCGAACTCAGTGTCCGACATCTTGGAAACGGCTTCGAGTCCGATATTCTGCTCCGGCACACCGCCGCCGGCAATGCTGCGTGAGGCTTGCGTGCCTGCGCGCAATGTCTCGATCTTAGCCGCGCCTGTCTCGGCCGACCCCTTGAACCCGCGCCGCTTGGAGATCGCATAGAGCCGCTCGGCCGGGTTGACGTTGTCGCGAAACGCACGCAGCGCGATGCCCTGCTCTTCCGCCGCGATGATCTTCTGGCGCTCGGCCGGATCGGCAAACCCGAGATCGTTCAGCTCGGCGTTGCGATCGGCCCAAAGATGGGTGTACGCGGCCTGAAAATCCGGTTGCTTTTCGGCGAACTCGCGCGCCTTGGCGGCGTATTGCTGGACGAATTCGGCCTGCTGACGAGCTTGGTCCGTCTGCTGGCCCTGATTGGCGCGCCACGCCTTGAACTCCTCCATCTCGGCACGGTTGCGATCGGCCTCGGCCTTCAGGTGCCCGACAGGATCGGTGTTGATATCCGGCACTTGCGGCTCGACCTTGGCCGGCCCCTGCATCCGCCGCATGACCTCATCGAACCGGGCCTCCATGCGGGCGGCGCGCTCGGTCGTGGCCTGGGCCTCGCGCTGCAACTCCTTGCGGCGCTCGCGCTCCTCGTGCAGAGCGCCGAGCGGCACCATCTTGGGCGCCTTTTCCTCGGGCGGCTGGTCGTCAGGCTTCTCGGCCGGCGGCGGCCCCAATTCCTCGATCGGAGGCGCCGGCGATTCGCCGCTGGTCTCGAAAAACTGCTCTTCTGGTGTTGCCGCGCCTGAAACGTCGGGCATGGTGGCCTACCTTGGTCCACGGGTTTAACCCGTGGATTTAGCCTACTGGCTTCCCGTACACGATACGGGCACCGGCAGCGGGGTCGCCCCGCTAATCGTCTATATCTAGTATCATAGAGATAATTTCCTCGTCGTCAACTTGACGCAAAATCTCCTCCTCGACCTGTTCCATCGCGGTCAAGGCGAGGCGGGCGCGCTCCTCGGCGATCTTGCGGGCGCGCCTCGCCTCCTCAAGCTGATTCCAGACGGCCGCGCGCTGCTTGGCGCGAAGCTCGCGGTTCTTGAGGTCGGCCTCAAGTTCGGCCAGCTTGCTTTCCAGCGCATCCAGCCGGTCGGCCGCCTGCCGTGCCGCCCGTGCCGCCGCGATAATGCGCGGATCGTTCTCATACGGGCCGGGCTCATCGATGCCGGACGATTCGACCGGGGCGGGCTCAAGCTCATACCAGCGCTTGCGCCAACGGGCACGGAGACGGCCGACAAGAGCTTCAACAGCCGGCTCTTCACTAGCTTCCTTGCCGGCGAACGAGCCGTAAAGCCGCATAGGCAGAGCGGCATGGGATGCGAGCCGGGTAATGAGGCCGGGGTTATGCGGGCCATGAACACTGGCCGCTTCCTTGCCGGCGAACGAGCCGTAAGGCCGCCCCGGAAGAGCGGCGTGCGGAGCGAGTTGAGTGGTTGCCACGTCACACGATTACCGCGATATCGCCCGAGGCCGGCGCGGTGGTCAGGGCGACAACGGTAAAGGTCAGCGTGGCATGATCGTAGTCGCTGATTGTTGTCGCTTGGCCGCGCAGCGCCGTAGTCGCGGTGTCCATCGGGAAGATCATGACGCGGCCGTTGAACTGGTCGTTGACGATTGTCGTCGGGACCATTGATGTCGCAATGATGCTGGTCGTTGACGATCCCGCCGCAATTAAGACCAACACTTCGGTTTCAGCAGCACGTTCGATGCGCGCGGCACCGTCCGTCGATCCGTTCACCGCAAGCATATCCGACTTCATGTTGCCGCCGGCCGTAAGCGCGGCTGGCAGGCGGGCCTGGATATCGGCGATCTCGGTGTCGAGAAAATCGTCCACAGTCGTCAGCGCGGCAGCGGTCGCGAGCCCAGCCTGTATCTCGGTCACGGCATCGGCCGCGAGCTCGCTTGCCCCGATAGCGTCAGCGGCGATTTTCGCGGCGGTGATAGCATCAGTGGCTATAGCAGCGGCATCAATTGCGCCAGCCGCGAATTTGGCAGCGGTGATGGCGGCCGTAGCTATCGCAGCGGCGTCGATCGCGCCCGCAGCATGGGCGGCGGCAGTGATTACACCAGTAGCCATCGCGCCGGTGCTTGCATCCATTCGCCCACCGACGAGCGCGGCCGGTAGCCGGGTCTGGATATCATTCGTGTCCGCACCGATATCGACTCCAGTTTGGGCCGTGCCGCCGACGAGCTTTGTGTTGACATCCGGCGTTCCGGCCGTTCCAGGCGTCAGCCATGCGGTCCCGAGAAGCTGCGTGACGCTTGCGTCCAGTACGTCTGTCCCGAGAACGAACGCATCGAAGATCATGGCCGGCAACACCATGAACTCGTGGAACACCGGTACATGGTTAGCGGCGTCCGTGATTGACAGGAACATGCGCCCGAGGCGATTGGTGTCCGCAGCGGCTAGCTCAAGCTGCATCATTCCGGCGTCATTGCCGGTGATGTAGTTGAGATCATTAGCGGTTCCGCTTGTTGCGCCGGTGACGTTGTCGAGAATATTGGTCGGAGCGGAGCCCGCGTCGGTGTCAGCCGTCAGCGTGATGCGCTCGTTCGTGATCGTGAGCGCGGTCTCGATCGTGACGCCATCGGTCTTGTCGTAGAACGGTCCGACCGTGACGATGACCGCCGTATTGGTCCGAAGAAACCTCATGCCGCCCACCGTGCTCTATATTGGCGTGTCAAGACGGGAATCGCTATGCCGCCCGCCGCGATAAGCTCAAAGCAGCCTATACAGGGTGGATCGGCTCGCGTCGTGCCGAATATATCTACCGGGGTATTTGTTGCGTCTGCGACTCCAACCCCAATGAGCGCGGACCCCGCCACCAACTTGTAGTCTCCATTCGTATTTGCCGGCTGCACGAACGTCGCCGTGGTATGGGCGACACTCAAAACTTCGCCCGTAACAGCCTCAGGAAAGTCCGATCGCTCCGTCGCCAAGTAAGTAACGGAGGCTGCCGCGACGGTCCAAATTGCGTTAGTACTACTGCCAAAAATGGCTGTGTTTTTAAGCGTCAAAACAGTGTTATATCCTCCATCACTAAGCATAGGGTTGACTGGCGTATTGTTAGACGTTCTGGCGATAGTGCAGCCATAAAATGCTTTGGTATTGAATAAGCGCATTGAGAAAAAATCGTCGGCATTGTCTATTATAAATAAGGAATTTACACACTTACCGTTGGTTGCGTTAAAAATGTTTTCAGAAGAGTTTGTGCCGGTATAGTAAGCGATACAACTATCCATGAGGCTATTTGCCGCAACCACCCTAAATACGCCCGCGTAGACAGAGCTTCCTGCTGAAATCTGCATCCCAAACACTTGGGTGTAGGTTGTTTCAATATTACAGGTAGTTCTGTAGGTGCCGAAAGTGGTGTTAGTCCACGATACTCCGTTCGCTGTAGCGTAGAATAGCTTGTTGGCCGGGGTATCTCGGAAGCCTTGCCCCGATGCAGGACGTAGGATTGCCTCCTTGGCCGATGCCGCTGTATATCCGCTGAACGTCACATACTCATTGAATGACGGCGAGGCATCATTGTAGCACTCCCCTATCTCCTGTTCAGTGAGCGTCCCAATGCCGTCTAGATAGGCCTCCCAAAGAGTAATGGTTGCATATTGTCGCCCTGTCGCGCCAACGGTTTTCGTCGCCATCTAATTAGCCTCCACCCAAGACGCTTTCAGATGGGCCTAAAAAGGCAATCTCCTGCACATACTCATTCCGCGTCGCACTCGCTTCAACTTCTCCTCTTGTTTTAACGGTATACATGGTCGGTTCAATTGGAAGCTGGAACTGTCGTTTACGCGGAATTTTCGTCTCGTCGATGTCCTTAACCATCGGGGACTGCAGACCGAAAAGCACGAACTTTGGCACGCCCGGAACATCGACAATCTGAAACCAACCGAGCAGGTCAATATCAGTGCCAAGCTCCGCGCCATCTTCAAGCACCTGAACAACATCCCCGACCCGATACCGGCCGGCCTCCCGTATAGGATCGGCTTCCGTGAGTCGGGCCTTGTTGAAGATGACGATCCTGCACATGCTAGGTTATCGAAGCCCCCCACCCAGAAAAGTTAGGGATGACCTCACCGGAAGCATTACGGTTCGCATAAACGCAGATGTATTTTGCCCCGTCTTCCAGCGCAGTCAGCTTGTGAAACACGCCCGCCTTGATCTCGATAGTCGGCCTTAGCTGGTCGTGCCTTAGGATGATCTCCCTCATAGCAAGGAAGTGGGTATCTCTGTCTTGCGCGTTTATAGAACCGAACCAGTCATTCAGAGCACGAAGGCGCGTGAGCAAGGCTAGGATAAGAGGCGTCCGAACAGTAAAATTACCGTACTCTGCCTCTCTAAGTTCATTGGAGGTTGCCTCAAAGTCGGCAGCGAGCCGCTTGGCTTCATCACTGCGGGGCACAAGCTGCGTCACCTTGATCGCCTTGGCGAGACAGATAGTGGCGTGCGAGAAGTGATGCGCGTGACCCTCAACCACCTGCCCTTTTGTCATTGGCTCGTCATTGGTACGGAAGAAAACGTCCGCCACTTGATACTCGGCCACGTCAATTCACCCATGCCGGCTTGGGGATCGGCAGCCATGCCGCGTCGAACCACTGGAACGACGACGGCTGGAATACATAGGTGCGCACGCCGTCGTTGTAGGTAATGGAGCCGACCGTCACGCGATCGGCTGGTTCGCTGATGGCGACCATGCCGGAGATCGTGAGCCCGCCGGGATAGCGGTCATCTACAATCGTCGCTTTCCAGTTCGCAACCTGCATTCCGGCCGGCAGGGTAATCGCACGTCTACGAGCGGGCATCGATCAAATCCTTCATCGCCAGATGCATGAGCGTCGTCAAGCGCAGCGCCGCCTTCAATGCGCCGGCCTTGGTCTTGTAGCCCTCGCCGCTGTCGGCGACGATCCGGTTGTTTGCCGCCATCAGCCGCCAGCGCCATTCGAGGCGCTTATCACGGTAGACCTTGAGCGAGGGCGCGCGAGCCATCAGCGCTTTCCGGTCGGCGACGGCTTTGTGATCCGGCCGAAAGCCTTGACGAAACTCCTGTCCGACATACTGGAAACGCTCTCAACGGTATCGCCCTTGTCCTCGGCGACAAACTTCCTGCCCACCTTCTTCGGGATTCCGATCGTGGATTTCCCGGCCGCCGCCGCATGCATCGCCGCGCGCTGCTTGGCTGAGATCATTGGCATCAGGTTATCTCCTGCACGAAAACCTCACGCATTGCCCTGCGGCTCCATCTCCTGAATCTCGGCGCCGGTAATATACCCGTTCTTGTCGCGCTCCACCCGGACCTTGCGCGTGCGCGACTTGCGCGACTGCTTGATCTCGCTGATCTGGGTTTCAGTGCGCGCAGCCGTCTCCATCTGCCGCTCCTTCTCCATCTCGATCTTGTGGCCCTGAATAAGCGCGTCGGCCTTGAGGGCCTCCATCTTGAGATCGAACTCGCGCTGCGCTGCCGCCGCCTTCAACTCGTAATCGCGCTCGATCTCCTGGCGCTTAATGTTGTGCTCCTCCTGCTTGAGCGATCGATTCATGCCGAGTTCCATGACCTTCTCGTCGCGCTTGAGCTTGAGCTGCTGGTTCTCGGCACTCAGCTTCTGCGCCTCCTCCATCAGCTTCTCAAGCCGTTGGCCCATCTGATCCATCGCGGCTTGCGCCTGCGCCGGCACCTCGCCGGCTTGCGCGCCTTGCAGCATCTTCTTCCAGTCCAATATCAGCGCATCGGGCAGCGGCGTGTAATCCAAAAGACTCGGCGGCATCGGCACGCCGGCCTTCAAGAGAGACGGCAGAAGGCTTTGCAGGATGGCAAACACCTTCTCCTTCTGATTCGGGCTCGACGGCGCATCGTCAACCACGACATCATAGACCGCGACGCCCGGCTGGCGCACAAGCGGCACATACGCGCGCTGATCGCCCGTCACCATGCGAATCAGCCGGCCGTCCGAAATGTACGTCAGGATGAAGTGCATCAAGACGCGGCCCTGATCCTTGCGGTAGCGCCGCAAGTTGTCGAACAGACCGGCCAGGATCGT